TAATATGTATGAAATAACAAATAGAATAATTCACGGTTCAAGTTTCCTAGTGAGTCTTGATACCGTAGAGATGTTAACCATGAGGTTAAACGAGGACACCAATGAATATTGGCTTAAGTTACACGTACCCTCTGGTAAAGAGATAAGATTGAAAGTCAGTGAAACTGACGTAAGATACATTGCAGAGCAATGGTCGAATAATGAAAATATTAATTTGAATATAGGTGAATATAATGGATTGGACAACAGATAAGAAAGGCGAAGCAAAAGAAGAAAAAGCAGAAGATTATTTTGCCATACAAAAGGCGAAGATACTTCAACAAATACAAGCGAGATTGGATAGAGATAGGAGTCATCTCCTGTGTTCTATTACAGGAAACCCAAAGACAGGAAAGACAGGTCTAGTATTAGACTCTAGAACGGAACAACAGATTGAAGAAGGCAAGAAGGTATTTATCTTAGACTTTGATAGAGGAGCAGAACCAACATGGGATGCTTGTTGGGATAGAGATGATAACATTGTTATCTTTGACCCTATTGAAATTAGACCCGATGGTTCTACCAATTGGGAATCAACCTTCACTAACGCAAACAGTTTCTGTCAATATGCTAAAGAAACATTAGAAGAAGAACCAGGAAGCATTTGCACCTTCGTACTAGATGGTGTGGACAAAGCCTTTGAGGGTTCTAGTGATGTTCTAAGAGAACTGCTTGTTAAACAACAGACCAAAGAAGGTACTATTGTACATGCGACTGATTCAGTTAGAGTTTCTACTCTAGACTGGAAGATTAGAAATAGAGTGTATAATAGATTGCTAGATTTGGTTTGTAGTTTGCCGTGTGATAGATTTTTAATTACACACATGAAACCTGTTTACGATAATATCAACGTACCTACACCTATTGGTGATGTACCTGATTGGCACAAATCAACACCTGCTAGGTTTATTCAAATGATACACATTAGAAAAGAGATTAAACCTAACCAGACCAATTATATCGCTGAGTTACAGGCAAGCAAAACTAACCCAGACCTTGTAGGAAATGAATGGACTATTTTCTCAACTAACGGAGAGAACAAATGGGTAGGTATTCAAGAACTGCGAGAGGGAAACCTATGAATGAAATACATGTTAACACTAAATCATTTATAGAAGCAGTAGAGGCAATTTGGCTTAAAGGCAAATATAAGTCCTCTACTACTTCTAAGACTGATGTTATCAGCAATACCTGTGTAGCAGTTATTAGAAGTGAAGAATTGGAGTTATTGAATGGTAATGATAAAACAGCATTGAGTGTTAAAATACCAATAGCCTATCAACCTACAATAAAAGAAGAGATGGTTATATTTGATATAGAAAAACTGATGAAGTATGTTAAAAACATCAAATGTGAAAATCTTAATATAGAGATTAAAGAATCTGAATTAGTAGTTAAAGGATTAGTTAAGACAGTTAAACTACCAAGACTGTTAGAGCATACTAATATGAATCTAATTACTATGATTATGTCTTTTAATTATGAAGTTGGAAGAGATGCTATATTTGGTAAGACTATATTACCTTGTGATATATCATTTATGGGAAACGATTTGAAAGACGCAATTAAGTTCTGTACCTTGTCTGGTACAGCCACTTATACAATTGATAATGAAAGCGGAACGGATGAGTTTACAATTATGTCATCAAGTAGTGGTGGTTCTGATACTAGTAAAGTAGAAGTGTCTTTGTTATCATCTAATGACACAGAAGCAAATGTTACGTTTTCTGCACCTTTAGATAAGTTTTGTACAGATAGTGAGATGCGACTATTAACAGGTACTAACCTTCCTGTTATGTTAATTGGTAATGATAGAAAGATGGTTATAGCACCATATGTTAGAAGTGATTAAAATGATAATAAGCACAGTAGATAAGAATAATATGATTGGTCTTAGATGGCGAGATGAAAATAATAATAGATTGGAGAAGGAGGTTTCTTATGATGAAGCACCCCCTTACTTCTTTGTTGAACAAAGTGCTAATAGAATCAAAAAGATGACTGTTAAAGAACACGGTAGTAGTTTTACTATTGATGTAAATTATAATGAAGGAGATTATGTTTCTTTAGAAAACAAAAAGTTGACTAAAGTTACATGGTCTCCTCCTAAACCATTCTATGGTAAAACATTGAAGAATCAATTTAACAGAACATATGAAGCAGATGTAGCGTATTCATATAGATATGCTGTTGATAATATACACGATATGCCAGAATATAATCTTAGAAAGTTCTATTGGGATTTAGAATGGCAACAAGGTGGAAAACATGACGGTGCAATCACTTGCATTTCATATTATGATTCATATGTAGATACCGATAATGCAGCAATATATTATTGGCTACCTAAAGAAGAAAGTATGTCTATTGATGTTTCTAGTAATCATAAGTTCTTTCCTAGTGAAAAACAAATGCTAGAACATTTTGTTCATGTTATAAATGTTAAAGACCCTGATATGTTAATATCATGGTTTGGTTCTAAGTTCGATTTACCTAAATTGATTGAAAGACTACATGCTAATGATATAGACCCTAGACGTTTATCTCCATATAATGATGTCAAAGGTGTATTCTTTGAATCGGGTAAGGGACTTAAACTCTCAAACTCTGTGAAGAAGTATTCACCTATTGAACAGCCTATTCGTGGAAGACTTGTCCTTAACCTAGACCTAGCATTTGAAAGACAATGGAATGATTCACAAAGAGGAATGCTACCTTCGTTGGCTTTGGATTATGTATCTGAATTAGTGTTAGGTACTAAAAAATTGGTTAGTGAAAAGTTTCCAGACAAGAATGACTTCTTCCAAAGAGGATGGCTTGAAGATACACAAAGATATCTCGACTATGCTCAAGTGGATGTAGAATTGCTCGTTCAGATAGACAACAGCATGAACACTTCTGAATCTGTGATTGCGTTACAAAGATTGCTAAAAGCACCCTTTGAAGCATGTTTCTACGCAAGCAATATGGGCGGGGTATACTTTATGCGAAATGCATGGTGGAAAGCCCCTACGGGCGAAAAAGGTGAACGTGTGAATTATGAAGGAGCGATGATTTACGACCCATTATCAGAAGGAACAAACGGACTACATATTGGAGTTGCCGCATTTGATTTCGCACAACTATATCCTTCGATGATGATTGCAAGAAATATCTCTTGGGAAACGAAATCCAAAGAGCCAACAGAGTTTGCGGTAAACATCTTAACACCTAGAGATTTTAGTGATGTTACAAAGGAAGATATTCGTTATTTCAAAACAGATAAACTTGGATTATTACCAAAGGCTGTTTTAGAACTCAAAGCATTAAGAGATGAATATAAAAGAAAAATGAAACAAGCAGAAACTAAAGAAGAACAAATCAAATGGAATAGTAATCAATTGGCAGTTAAACGATTAATGGCTTCATTCTATGGTATTACAGCATATCAAGGGTTTGGTTGGGCTGATGTAGATATTGCTGCTAGTATTACTGCTAGTGCTAGAGAAGCAATTAGATGTGCAGCATTTAAGGTGATGGAATTATGAGAAATAGAAGACAATGTAGATGGTGTGGAGCAATAAAACCATTTGGTTTAGATAGACGTTATAAATGTGAGGACTGTAAATGAGAGTAGTTTATGGACACACAGATTCTATATATGTTCAAATGCCTATGGAAAGGGCAGAAGAAACATTAGCCTTACTTAACAACCATGTTAGAAGTATGTTCCCTAATCTTTTAGATTTAGATGAACATCCTGTAACCTTAGAGTTCGAGAAGTATTACGAAACTCTAGGTGTAGGTTGTACTAAGAATAGAAATGCCGGATTAATATCATGGAAAGATGGTAAATGGTTAGATGAGCATGAGTTTGTTATGACAGGTTTCTCTGCTAAGAGAGTAGCAATTACTACCTTAGCAAAAACCATTCAATTAGAAGTTCTTAACAGATGGGTAAATCGTGAAAGTGAAGAGAGTATTACTGCATATCTAAAGAAAGAATATAACAGAGTATTGAATGGTGATATAGAAACTGATGAAATCACTAATAGAAGTAGATATAGACCTGAGCGTTTACAGTATAAGTGTAACGATTGTGATAAAGAATATTCTGTTGATGAAGCGGTTGAAAGACATAGAGAGTTTTCTACTGCATTTTGTGGAAAGTGCGGTACTGAATTAAATCTCAAGACCTTAGAAGGAAAGCAACCAAGTATAGGTTCTGGCATTGAAGGAGTAGTTTGGTGGAATCAAACCTATGATAATCCAATAGACGATTCGTATTTCTATGTTAGAGTTACAGATGACCCTTTGAGAAGCAAGTACATTAATCCAATAACTGGAGTACACAAAAGACCCACATACATAGCAGCCCCAACAAAGGATGCTATGCCTAATCACATCCCTGATTATAGACATTATTCAGATTCTATAATTAAAAAAGCAGAACCGATTTACAATGCTATGGGTTGGGATTTAAATCCGATTAAACAAGATGTAAATCAAACAAACCTAGACGAATGGTGGTAATAAAAATGACAGATGAATTAAGAGAATATACCTATAAATGGTATCCAGAAAACTATGACGATATAAACGAACCCATACTTAAGATAACAAAATCTTCTTTTGGTACTTTTCAATGGTGTCCTAAAAAATATGAGTATAACTATATTCATAGATTGCCTCAAGCATCAACCGAGGCTATGGCAAAAGGTACAGCAGTACACAATAGTAGAGAAGATTTCTTTAATGAGTTTGATGTAAAGAAAGCAGAGAATCTAACCTATAATGAATTGGTAGAATATAATTTAAGCCTACATCCGATAGACGGATATAATGACATGTATAAGATTATTTCAACCTTTGAAGCAGATAGATTTCTTCAATCTAAGGAAGAGGATAAACTAGATGAGTATCTGCCTGTTGTAAATGAATCAATGTTAGATGCTGAGATAACTATACCTCACGCCTTTAACCCCAAGTTTATTTTAGAAAGGGATTATACCGTACATCTTCAAGGAATAGTAGATAGAATGTTTATTCAAGATGATAAATATATACCACTTGAGTTGAAGACTGGTGCATGGAAAGACTATAAAACAACTATGATGAGAAAAGAGATGGCGTTCTATAAGATACTAATTGAAAACGCTACTGATGAAAGTTTAGCCAATGCTAATATTGATAGAAACATACCTATTACTAATTGGGGTTGGTATTACCCTGCATCAAATTACATACAGGTAGAACCTGTAAAGAAAAGTAGTTACAATGCAGTAATGAATGGCATATGTAAAATGTTATATGCTTACGAAAGAAAAGACTTTGAAGCAAAGTATTTTTACAGAACATGTCAACATTGTAGTTATTACAGTATATGTCCTTCTGCACAGGAGAGTGAATGGTTATGAATAAGAAAGAAAAATCTGTTGAATTAATAAAGATAAAAACTATGAAACATTTGAGAAAAGAAAATCTATCATTTAATGATATGAGAAATATACAAGATATAGTGAAGAACATTTCTGAAGTAATTTATTCAGATTTATCTACTGAAGATAAAGTGCATCTAATCTGGGATATAGATATAATTGATAATGAATCTAAACAGTTTGGCCAAGTGTTTTATCGAACTGCTTTATCTGCAATAGAATCATTAGTTTCAGTTACTATACATGATGAATTATCAAATGCAAAAATAATATTTTATAATAATGAGGTGAATAAAAATGAAGTTTCCGAGAGAAGTTTGGGCAGGGAGTCATCTGAAAGACGCTCCCCAGATGAAGCGAGTGATAGTGAAGAATAAACAAGAGTTTCTGGTTTGGGTTAATTCGTTTAATGGCAAGATGAATTGTTATACGACAGTATATGATTTTGAAGAGTATGCTGAAACAGCAAAGGTAGATTCTACTTGTATTAAAGACAGAATGTTTTTAGATTTCGATGCTCACGGTGAACCATTAACATCAGCATGGAAAGACTTTCAACACATTATGAATGTTTTATTAGACGAAGAAATTGTCTTTAAAATGTACTTTAGTGGAAAGGGGTTTCATATGATAGTAATGGGAAACATAGCGAATGATATCAGAAGCATCCAAAGTAGTTTTTCCAGAATGGCAATTGACTGTCCTACGTTGGATAGAACGGGTGTGCAAACCAATAGGCTTAGGCGTATTCCTAATACTGTCAATCTTAGTAGCGATGGATTATATTTCTGTATTCCATTAACTACCGAAGATGTAGCAAACGGGTTAGATTTTATTTTAGATAAAGCAAAGACAGGGAATCATTCAACTACTATATATGGTTCTAAACCTATGATATGGGATAAAGTAAAACCTATGAAAACCTCTAATGTAGAAGTAGTTGCTCCAAAACCTCCAGGTGAATTACCTATATTGCCTTGCTTGTACAATTCAATTATGGTAGAAAATCCAGGCCACTATGCTAGAGTGTATCTAGTGCAATGGTATAGAGATATATTAGCGATAGGTGAAAGAGAGTTAACTCTTGATAAACAAGAGGCTATCATTCAAATTATAATGAATGAAATCAAATCTATTGTAGCACATGATGGTGTTTGGTTAGATTGGGATGAAGGCGTAACGCTCAAAAATGTTAGATGGATGGTATCAAAAGGATATCATGCACCTAGTTGTAAATCTATACTTGTCCCTCAAGGTTATTGCATAGGTAAATGTTGGAGGTATCCAGATGAAATTGATAATTGATAGTAGAGAAAACTCTGATTTGTATAGTGCGGTAAAAAATGAATGTATCAAACTCAATTTAATGACTGAAAAACAGTGGTTAGAAATTGGTGATTATGTTTTTCAAGATGTATGTTTTGAGGCCAAATCAACAATTGATTTTTTACAATCAGTAATTAATAAGAGGTTATGGAATCAGTTAGATAACATGGATAGACACTATGAACATTGTTTTCTAATAATACATGGTTCATTACACGAAGCAATGAATTATCCTAAGTATGTCAATGTAAACATGACAGAACAAATGATTAGAAATAAGTTCTATGGTGCAATTGGTAAGATTAGTTTAGATACAGATGTAAAGATATTCTGGGTAGAAGGGCCGAGAAAAGCAGCCAGACTAATGACAACCATATGTAAAATGAGGCCAATCAATAGAACAATAATTAAACCAAGTTTATTGAAAAGAATAACAACTGATGATTTAAGAATTAACTTATTAGGAACAATAAAAGGAGTTAGTGAAATGAAGGCTCAACAATTAATTGATGAGTTTGGTTCACTAATGGAAATAGGCGAAGCAGAAACAGAAGAGATAACAAAGATAGAAGGAATAGGAATTAAAACAGCAGAACGCATCTTAGATGTACTAAATAGTGAGGATAAAGTGATAATATGAATATGAGAAGAATAATGGATGAAGATGAGTTATACTATAATTTTATAGATAATGGTATGCAGGAAGAAGTTACTAAAGTAACATTACCTGCTGTTGCGGTCAGTTATACCGCAGATGCAGTTAAAGCATCGAATTATAATTACACACCTGCAACGTTATCGTTCTTTTGCATGGTTGGGCAGTTAGTTAAAGACATGATAGCAATACCTAGTGGAGCAAATATTGACGATACTAGATTGCAGTTTCTATGGCTACAAACATCTGGTACAGGTAAATCAACCTTAACCAATTGGTATCTGCCTATTGTAAAAGAAGCGTTTAGATTGGTTAATGAAAAACACGGAACTGAGTTTGACTTGTTCGACATAACTGATTATACCGATGCGGCGTTGATTGGTTCTTTTGAAGAACAGAGGGAAGAAGTAGAAGATGAAGATGGAAGAACAAGAACTGTTGATGTTGTGGTACAAGTACCAGGACAGTTAGATGGAGAAGGTTTAGCGGTATGGGATGAGTTTGAGTATTCTGGTATATTCAAACAATCTCAACACAAAGAAAATGCAATTGTATATCTTAACACCTTTATGAATACACTTCATGGAGAAACTTGGATTATATCTAAGAAGTTAAAAAAGGGTGATGAGCCTATTGAATGTAGATGTAAGAGGTCTATTTATGCTACATCATATATACCAAAGACACTTACTTCAGTTATTACTGAAAAAGGTGTACTGCAAAGACTTTTGACATTTATCTGGGAAGTTCCTCAAGATATACAGAAGAATATGAGAAGGCAACTAATTAGTGATTTTGGTACTATAACAGAAAGAGAAGCACCCAAGTTAAAGTATGCTACTGCTCTAGCCAAAATATATGATGCAGTTAAAGAACGATATGATGAAGTAGGTCAAGACCCTATGAAAGTGATTAGAATATCACCAAGAGCAAAAGACGCTCTGTTAAGAGAGTGTATTCTAATGGAACAGTATATTGAACATAGTAGACCAGAGGTTTTTACTGCGGTTGAAACCTTCATTAATAGAATACTAAAACACATACAGAAACTAGCAGTATTGTGTGCGGTGGCGGAAGCCCCAAGTATTAGTGACAAGAGTAAAAGGTTCATTGTTACCGCAAAAAACGTAGAACAGGCCGCATATTTAGTTCGACAATGTTATAAGAGCCTCGTATCATGGCTTGATGAAGCCCTAAGAGTTGAAAGACAAGCCGTTGCTGAACAAGCGAATATTGGAGTATTTAAAGGAATATACAATAAAATGGATAAAACTGAGGGCTGGGTTCACAAAGCATTGTTATTACAAGAGGTTAGAAAGCATACTAAAAAGAGCCAAGCGACAATATATAATTGGTGGAAGAAAGGTATTGAAGAACACTTTGAAGAAAAGAGAATAGATAAAAGTGCATATATAAAATTAAAGGAGGAAAATAAATGAGTTATGAAGGTGGTAAATATGAATATAAGTTCCTTGTATTCAATATAATCAATGGCCCAAAAAACATGATAGATAATTTAAATGCTGAAGGCGATGAAGGATGGGAAGCGTATGATAATTTATCAATTGGTGCTGATAAGATAGTAACATTTCTTAGAAGAAAGAAGATTGTTAAGGTTATAGAACCTAAAGAAGAAAGAGAAAGAACGTTAAGTAGCCTATGGGGAGGTGGAGATTAATGATTTTAGATGCAATTAAAACAATTATTGGTGTGACTGGAATCATCATCTTTGGTATCATAGGGGTGTTAATTGGATGAGTAAAGTAGTAGCGATTGATATCGAAACGAAAAACTTCGCCAATGATATAGGAGGTTGGAGCAATACACATATGTTTCAGCCATCTGTTGTTTGTACTTGGGATGGTAGTGTAGGTACTGTTTATGTAGAACAAGACCTAATTAAATCATTAGACGATTTACAAAAAAGCGGTACTGTAATTAAATCACTTAGACAACTTAAGTTTGATTTAGATGACTTACACAAAGAAGGAGGCATACTACTAGGTCATAATATTGCTGCATTTGATTTACCTGTATTAAGAGATGCAATGGATATATATTGTATTAACAAGTATTTCAATACTAAGCAGTATTTAGATACAAGTAGAATGATTAGTTCTTTAACAAAACAAAGATATAGCCTGAATAATCTAGTGCAACACACACTAGGTTCTGAAAAAATAATGGATAGTGCAGATGCACCCGTTGTTTGGAAAGCAGGTGGTTATGAAGAAGTAGCAAAGTATTGTGTTAAAGACTGTCAATTAGTTTATGATTTATGGAAACATGGTAAGGATAATGGTTTTGTAAAAGGATATTCCATTGACAATGAAGAAGAAACAAAAATGGAGGTTGAGTGGTAATGGTAAGTACGATAGAAATAATATTGTGGTTCGTTTTTATCCTTGTGATTAGTTTACTGTTCTTCGCTGCGTTTGGTTCTGATAAAGTATCGAATCAAACAATTGAAGAATATATGGAAAATCTAATCAACGAGGAACGTGAACGTGGTGGCACTTAAAGTAAAGTGCAAATATTGTGGTTTAGAAACTGTCCCTAGAAGAATATTAGGGTCGTATATAGGTTCTTCTCAGAAACTTAAGATTTGGGAATGTAGAGAATGCTACTCTCTATGGTCTGAAAAGTCTTAGTTTCTGAGAAGACCAACTTTTTTTGTGCAAAATTGAAAATTGACAACTTTTAATGGGAACTATCGGCTTTTTTTAACCTACTAATCCATTATAACCAAGATGGAGGATTAGGGAAATTATCTGCGGCATTGTTAGCACCATTTTGTTCTTCATCTTCGTCTAAATAATCTGTAATATCTCTTAATGCTTGTCTGTATGTAGTTAGTTCTGTTTGTTGTTCACTTGTAAGCGAATTATATCTATCATTAAGCATCCATATATCTGATATTTCTAATTGTGTTATTCTAGCCAATAAGATTGTGTCCCAATCGAAATCTCTCATTCCTGTTTCTACAATACTTCCGTCTTGATTATATAAGGTATAACTTCTTTCTAAACTCATTTAATCACCTCAAACTATCTTTAATGTTATTAACGGTAAGTTTGCTTCCGCCGTCCAAGAAATTGTACTATGTGTAATAGTGCTTGGTGGAGTTGAATCACCAATAACATACCAACCAATATTCATGTAGTTTACTCTCTGTTCTGCCGGAGGCATTACTCCTTGATTTTTTGTCCCCCACATTCTGAATGAGTTTGAACCACCATCTCTTGCAAATAAACACCAATATATTGTATCTGCATCCAATGTTACATTTGGACTTACGTTAATATCTACCGTACCCGCAGAAGAACAGTCGAAACCTAATTCAATGATTCTATTTGTTGGCATACCATTACTATCAGATTCATATATTCCTACTTGAAATGTACATCCCGCTACACCAGTAGCGACTTGAATACTCGCCATTGATACATCCCCACCAAAAAAGGAATAAAATGGAACTAATCTCCAACCATAACCCGTTGTACCATTCCAAGCCATACTTGTCAGTAAATTGTAGTACCCACCATTACCACAAGAAAGATAATGTGTGCTACTATGAGTTGCACTCCCTTTATCATAATGTCTGTGTCCTATATCTACCGAAGGTGCGCTTGTACCATCGTCTATTGTTCCGTCTGCTTTTCTTCTCCTAAATGCTTGTCTACCCATTTTTAATCACCTCATGGATGGCATACTGCATGTATGCTCCCTGCAAGGTTCACTGTTGAACCTTGTGTATTCTTGAACTTAATAACGATATTATCAGAACCGTCTGCACTAACTTCTATTTCTCCTATTGGGGCAGCCCCATCATAAATTATACCATACGAAGTATAATCTACACCTGAACCGTGATGGTGGCACATAATATCCATTGTCTGTACCTCATTAGATGAAGAATCTGTAATATGAACAGATGCTTTGATTGCTGAAAACGAAACAGACGGTATTGTTAGTAGAGTAATATAGTTATTATTAGCAGTGCTTGTAGCAGAAACAATATTACTCAGTTCTTTTATTCCTGTTTGATTAAAGAGTAATCCACCATAAGCACCACCTGTTGTACCATCTATTGAGATAACATCAGTTATACTAGCACCAATAGTTGTTGAGAATATTAACTGACCTGTATGTGAACCTGCTCCAACTGCAACAGATTTTGCTTCTATCTTAGCATAGTCCCTTGCTGAACCTGCTCCATCTTCACCATTAAATCTGATAGAACCTAATCTATCACCTGCCGCCGGAGATGCCGTGTTTCTATACATGGTCATTATTGGGCCTCTTGTAGCATCATCTTCATTATCCATCAAAAGAAGAGTATGGGCAGATTCATCTCCATCAGTTTGAACAACAGTCAATTGACCTGCGGAGATTGGTTGTGTTCCATCTCCTACAACA